ACAGGAACAGATCACGCACTGGACCGGCGAACGCGGGCCGCTGGTGACACGCATGACAGAGCTCATGCAAGCGGACCGGACCATGTCGGACGTCGAACAGAAGTCCTATGACGACCTGGCCGGCAAGGTGTCCGCGATCGACGGCCAGATCGGACGTTTGCGCGAGCTCGAGAAGGTCAACATCGCCGCGGCGACGCCGATCGCGCCGTCCGTCCCGACGCACACGAAGGCGCTGGTGCAGCCGATCCGCGTGACGCCGACCGTCCCGCCCGGCACGGCGTTTGTCCGCGCCGTCTGTGCCAAGATCATCTGTCACGGTAACGTGCTCGAGGCGGCGCAGTACGCCGAACGGTGGAAGGATTCCACGCCGGAAGTGGCGCTGTACCTGAAAGCGGCGATCGCGCCGGGCACGACGGCGGACGCGACCTGGGCGAAGCCGCTGGTCCCGACGAACATCGCCGATGAATTCGTGGCGCTGCTCCGTCCGGCGACGGCGATCGGCCGCATTCCCGGCATGCGGAAAGTCCCATTCAACACGTCCGTACCGGCACAGACCGCGGGCGGCACGTACGGCTGGGTCGGAGAAGGCAAGCCGAAGCCGGTCACGAAGCTGGCGTTTTCGTCGACGGTCCTGCCAGCCCACAAGGCGGCCGGGATCATCGTATTGACGGAGGAACTGGCGCGGCTGTCGTCGCCGGCGGCGGAGGACGTTGCACGCGCCGACATGATCGCCGGGATCGCCGCGTTCGTCGATTCGCAGTTTCTGGATCCGGCGTCGGCGGCCGTCGCCAACGTCAAGCCGGCTAGCGTCACCAACGGCGTCACGCCGATCGCGAGCGTCGGGCCGTTGTCGGACCTGGTCGCGATCGCCGGCGCCTTCAGCGCCGCCGGCATTCCGATCGCCGGGATCACGTATGTCATGTCCCCAAGCAATGCGCTGGTCCTGTCATTCCAGCGGGACAACAACGGCAATCTGCGATTTCCGCAAATGACGGCGGAGGGCGGCACGGTCAACGGGCTGTCGGTCGTCACGTCCGGCGCCGCGGCCAACAACGTGATCGGGATCATTCCACAGTTGGTGCTGTACGGCGACGACGGCGGCGTCACGGTGGATGTCAGCCGTGAAGCGTCGTTGCAGATGTCCGACGCGCCGATGGATCCGGCGGACGCAACGACCGTGTACGTGTCGCTGTGGCAAAACAATTTGGTCGGGCTGCGGGCCGAGTGGTTCGTGTCCTGGCTGAAGGCGAACGCGAACGCCGTGAAGTACGTCAACAACGCCGGATATACGATCCCGGCGCCAACCGGGCTCGAGGCTCGCGAGGCGGAAGGCGGCAACGGCGGCAAGCGGTCCAAGGCAGACAAAGACGCGGCCTGACATCCGTGCGGCTGCCATTTGGTTACGAGCTCCGACGACTCCCGACGGTCCGCACGGCGGTCCACGTAGGACCACGCGTGCCGACCGTTCGGGAACCGTTTACCGGCGCCTGGCAGCGGAACCTGGAACAGACCGGCGAATCCATTCTCCGGAATCCGACGATCTACAGCTGTGCCACGCTGATCGCGGAAACGATCGGCAAGTGTCAACTGCGGCTGGTGCAGCAAACCGATCCGGACGTGTGGACGCCGACGACCAATCCGGCCTATTCGCCCGTCCTGCGAAAACCGAATCGCTACCAGACGATTCAGAAGTTTCTGGAATGCTGGCTGGCGTCAAAACTCCTGACCGGGAATACCTACATCCTGAAACAGCGGGACGGCCGCGGCGTCGTGGTCGCGTTGTATGTCCTGGATCCCGCCCGCGTGACGGTGCTAGTGGCGCCGGACGGCGCGGTCTATTACCAGATCCAGCGCAACGACCTGGCCGGCATGACGCCGGACGCTTCGCTAACACCGCTCTCCGATGGGATCGTTGTGCCGGCCAGGGAAGTCATCCACGATCTGATGGTCCCGCTGTTCCATCCCCTGGTCGGCGTGTCCCCGATCTACGCGTGTGCTGTCGCCGCGTTGTCCGGCCTGGCCATGCAAGACAACAGCGCCGCGTTTTTCGCCAACGGATCCCAGCCGTCCGGCGTGTTGCTGGTCCCTGGCGCGATCGACCAGGCGGACGCCGACAAGCTGGCGGAACAGTGGTACGCGAAACACGGCGGCGCGAATGTCGGCAAGATCGCCGTGTTGCCAGGCGGGATCACGTATCAGCCGGCGGCGGCGTCGGCCGTCGACTCACAGCTAGTGGAGCAACTGAAATGGTCGACGAACACGATCGCCGGCTGTTTCAAGGTGCCGGCGATCTTCGTCGATTCCAGCCAGGCCGCGCCGTACGGCCAGTCGGAACAGCTGGTCCAGCAGTTTTACAGCCAGTGTCTACAGACACACATGACGGGCGTTGAACTGTCGCTTGACGAAGGACTCGAGCTCAACGCGCCGTACGGCACCGAATTCAATGTTGATGATCTGTATTGGATGGACACGGCGACGCGGACGAAAGCGGCGGCCGACGCGATCGGATCGGCGGCGCTGACGCCGAACGAAGCCCGACGGAAGTACTACGGCTACGGTCCGCTCGAGGGCGGCGATTCCGCGTACATGCAACAGCAGAACTATTCCTTGTCGGCGCTGGCCGCCCGCGACGCCCAGAATCCGCTGATGCTGCCGCCGGCACCAGCCGCGCCGCCGGCACTGCCGGCCGCGCCGACCGAGGACACATTCGCCGCGGACTTCCGATCGGCGCTGTACACGAAAGCAATTCCGAAGGGCTGGCGCCGTGCTGCCTAATCCTGACGACCTGGCGGACGCTGTCATTACCGTCATTGACGGCGCGGTAAACGGAGTGCTGGAACGGCTGGCGATCGCGGAAACGCGCCTGGCGACGCTGGAACGCGTCCTGGATCCGGCCGGTCCGCTGACGAAGGATCTGTCGACGCTCAGTAGCCGCCTGGCCGTGGTCGAACAGACGACCGGCCCGGCTGGACCGCCCGGACCGCCCGGACCGCCCGGCCCGGAAGGACCGCCCGGCCCGGCTGGCGTCGCCGGCGCCGACGGGCCGAAGTACCGCGGCACGTATGACGGCAGCCGGGAGTACGTCGCCGGCGACATTGTCACGTCCGGCGGATCGGCCTGGTACGCCCACGAAGTCACGCGAGCTCGTCCCGGCGAATCGCCAGCCTGGCAACTGATGGTCCAACGCGGGAAGGCGGGCCGGCATGCCGATCGGAACGGGGCCGCGTAATGGCGGCGCTGGTGACGCTGGACCTGGCGAAATTGCACTTGCGGATCACGGATTCGGCGCTCGATACCTTGATTGACGCGGAAATCCTGCAGGCGTCCACGCTGGTACAGAACTGGTGCAACCTGGCGCCGCTCGAGGGCTGGACCGCGGCCACGGTGCCGGACGATACGCAATCGGCCGTCCTGGAACTGATCGAAATCCTGCACCGTCCCGGCGAACCGCCCGCGGCGCAACCGTTTCCGACAAACGGACTCTTTACGGCGTCGATCGTCGGCAAACTGTCCCGCTGGCATTCAACGGTTGTGGCCTGACATGGCGACGGCGACACTTCCGATCGGGCGCCTGACAGAAAGCGTGGACTTTCTCTCGTCCACGCCGCCGGCGATCGCCGTGACGGCGCTGACGTCGATCGGGTCCGTGGCGTCCGGCGTCACCGGCCAGCCGCACAACCTGACGACCGGCGATTACGTCGCCGTCCGTGGCGCCGTCCCGGTCGGCTACAACACGACATCGCGCCAGGTCACGGTCACGGGCCCGAACGCCTTCAGCTATGACGTCCCGCCCGGCCTGGCGACGCCGGCGACGGGATCGATCACGGTCACGTTTGACACGGACAGCCAGGGCGGCCGGCCGGACAAGCTGTACGACGCCGGCCATGCGTTCGCGTATATCGAACCGCTCAGCGCCGCCGAACGCATGGCCGCGGGCGCCGTAGCGCCGACCGTCACCTACCGCGCCGTCGTCCATTACCGGGCCGGCCTGACGCCGCAAATGAAATTTCGCTGGACGCGCTACCAGGAAACGCTGCCGCGGCTGCTGAATATCTTCGGCGTCTATCCCCATCCGGAACCGGCGTACGCGCATCGCTTTCTGGTGCTCGAGTGCGGGGAAGTAGTGGCGGCCTGATGGCACATTCCGCGTTCCCGGACCTGGCCGACGCGATCTACGCGATCTTGAACGTGCCGGCGCTGACGGCGCCGCCGCCGATCGGCGCGGGGGCGCGTCGTGTCGTCGATCAGCCGGTCCTGGCGGCCGATGATGATCGGATCCCGTTTCCGTTCGTGTGGTACGAGCTCGGGTCCGAACGGTCCAGCGGCGGCCTGGGTCCGGGCCCGTGGCTGCTCGAGGTAGACATCCGGATCCACGTATTCAGCCAGTCCAACGGGATGCAGGAAGCGCAAGGGATCGCCCAGAAAGTGATCGAACTACTCCGGGCGGCGGAGAAGTCCGGGACGCTGGACGTCAACGGCTGGTGGTCCTGGTATCAGCCGCACGACGACACGATAACGCTGCCGTTCGAGCTCTTGAACGGCGACGCGGTCCGGGAACTGGTCGTGGCGAACCGCGCTTATGTCGAGGAGCGGATCGCGTGACGCCGGACGACCGACCGGATCCGGCCGCGGCGCTGGTGAGCTCGAGCGGCCAGCCGATCCGGCGGTCGGCCGACGAACACTGTCCACGCTGCCAGGCGGATCCGTCGGCGCGTGTGGCGTCGGGTGGATTCGGGCGGC